TTGAGATTGCGAGCAGTCCACATCTTTTCATTTCTATCAATTGCCAATGGCATATCAATAGAACCAAGATTCCTCCGAGGTTGTCATTGTGACTGTCTTTCCAGTCTGCTTTATCTTGAGCGTCGTGCCATTCGGAGTCTGCTCAATCGCTTGATCAGGTCCGGCAACAAGCTGGATCTTGCGGACTACGTCAATCAGTTGATTGATAGCGCGAGCGTGTTCGGCTTTGATACCACGCTCTGCAACTTTAGATGGAAGTGTAACAGCCATTAGATCTCGCAGAATTGAGCGAAGATTTTGACGCTTGATCCGCTGGTTACTGCTTTCAGATACAGGTTAGCATCAACTCGCGGAATAAGCATGAACTCTCCAGCAGGGATCTGAAACTGGTAAGGAGTAGAAACACCAACATAGACCGCATATTGCAAGTCTAGGTTCTTGATCAACACTTTGTACGGCAAAGAAAGATCGGCAGCAATCTCCAGCAATTCATCAGCAGCAGAACCGATATCTTGGGTATTTTGACCCATATCAGTTCCAGTCATGTTTGATGTAGTGGTAAAAGTCTGCGAGTTGATTGATGCACCGTTTTTGGATGCGTACAACCTAGCGGACATTTCGATCTCGTTTGCCATGATTCAGTTGGTTAAATCTCGCAGAACGTAGCTTGGATGGTCACGGCAGAGGTATTCGCTAGGAGATACAACGTCGCGCTAACGTATGGCATCAGCAGCGTCTCTCCAGCGGGAATCCGCATCGTGTAAGTTCCAGAGACAAAACCAAGCTCAACATAGTTGGTATTGTCCAAGTTGGCGATCAATAGCTTGTAAGGACTAGCTACATCCACCGGAACGTCTAGAGCTTCAACGGTGGTTCCAATCAATTGGGTCTGTGAACCCATATCGACTCCAGCCATTGTCGCGCTTTTGGTGTAGGTTACGCTCGGCAAGAAAGCTCCACCTTTGGAGGCGTACAAGCGAGCCGTCATTTGAATTTCGTCAGCCATGTTGTGTTAGGTTATATGAGTAAACTAGGGTCTACGTTGTAAGGATATGCAAAAAGATCCCAAGCTGCAAAGGTCCAAGTCTCATTGCGCTCTACTTGGTTGGTCTTAATCATCAGCGAGGTTGAGTCGTTTGTTTTAAGCCAAGCCCAAGCAGTTCCATCTGGCGTTAGGTTTGGATTAGCTGGCGGTCTTGGCATTACGTTTCTTACTGACGCAGGAAACAGATTATTGTTTGCGAGAACAACTCCAGAATACACCGCCGATATAATCGGTGGAGTTGATGGCAATCCGTTTAAAGCAGAGTAAGAGGATATGCGAGTCAGTGAAACTCGGTGAGTCTGAAAACTCGTTTGGCCTCTTGCAAGACGTTTTACCAATTGATGAGCCAGCGGAAACTGGCTTTCAAGCAGTGGCAACTTGTTGTTCTTTGGATCTTCTGCCGCTAACTTTATAGCGGAAAAGTACAATTCAGTGTCGAGATTCGTTTTTGCTTCAGCCCTAACTTGCGGCAGTTCAAACAAAGAAGCATCAACGTATTCAGTCCTGAACTCGTAACGCTGAGACGGTTCTTCATCTCCTGCCGGTTGCGGAGCGGTAGGATTATTGGTGTTAAAGTTGGTCCCAGAAAAAGTAACCGTTGCTTCAGAGTACGGACCCTTTTCGATAATTTGGTATTTGCCTCCAGCAATAACCCAGTTAACTGAAGCACTACGCAAAGCGTCTTTGCTTCCTCGATATGTATAGATTATCTGCCTACCAGTACCATCGCCTCCGCTGTATTCTCGGGAAACTTCAATGTATGCAGTATCAACTGGAGTAATGACACTGGTTTTAATCGTAGCCATATCAATCTTCGGTGTTACTTGCGGTCTTACCAGTATTCTTCACAATCATCTTCAATTGAAGAGTTTGTTCAATGGCTTGTCTAATAGCTGTATCTTGGGAGGATTGAAATCCAGTGAATCCACCAATGCGAGCAAGAGGATCTTGAGATCCACCAAAAGAAAACTTGTCTCCTCTAACTCTTTCAAACTGCGGTGTTCCTATAGCTGGAGGGTTCTCTCCTGTCTTTTCTGGTTGCTGATTAGCAAACTTTGCCGCTAAAGGGCTTTGACTAAAAGCACGGGCTGATTCCATAAAGCCTCCTTTTTGATTTGCCAGTCCAGTTACAGCGGCATTATACTTGTTTAACCCGTCTGAATTCAAACCATCAACCAAACTCTGTAAAGCGTCAGCGGTAACTTTAAGTCCCGCAGCAATTGCCGGAGAGCTAATGGCTTTCAATCTACGATATTGCTCATCAAGCAAGTTGTTGCTTTTTGATAAATCTTCAATGTTTTTAGAAGAAAACAGATCCCTATTTGATGTGATTTGATATTCAGCTAAAGCCGCTGCTGCTTTTCGTAACTTCAAACCATACAATTCAGTTATAGCTGTTGTGGTTTCTGCTGATTGACCGGATTCTTTATAAGCAGCAACAAGCTTTTGGCTTAGATCAAAATTTTCAATTTGAATATTGTTTAGATCAGACAAAGAAACACCGAGAGCCGCCATTCTTTTAATTTGAGCCTCATCTCCGCTTGTTGCTTCAATTCTAGCTTTTGCTGTCTTCTCAAGAATGGATGCAAATTGTTCAAAACTAACTCCAGTTTCACTAGCTAGTATTTGAAGTCGTTGAATGTTATCAGTGTTTACGTTCAGTTGCTCTGATAAATCACCTATGTCATCAGCCGCTTTTGCCACTGAACTAGCAAACGCTGTAACAGCAGCAACAGACAACGCTCCAGCGAGCTTGCTGGTGACAGCACTCTTAAAACTGTTACCAAACTTTTCACCAACGCTTTGAGCGCGTTTAACGCCCATCTCAAATTGAGTGGAATCAATGCCAAGCTTCACCAACATCGAGAGAATACCCATATCAGTTATCTTGTTGGTTTTGCCATATGGCTTCGCTTTGGTCGTCCCACAACTGAACCTGACCCATCATCTCTGCGTGAGCTAGAATCAGCCTTTCTGCGTCACCGAGAGGCATCCTGATAGCGTCGTCTGGTCCAATTCCAATATTGAGACAACCGACAAGCACTCGCTCAGTCCACGGCATTGCCGGACGCTTTGATTTGCTTCCAGCCTCCATCAGCACTTCGGGAGCGGTTGATTGCTCTTTGAGCCACAACTGGAATTTGTCGGACTCAACCATCAGATTCATGCGCTGAATCCGCTTTGACCACAACCATAGGAACAGATCCCTCCAGACTGATTTGATTGATCTAATTGACTCCAGAGGAGGCTGTGAGCAAACAAGCACAGCCTCCGCTAGATCATTAGAGTTAATCTCACCACCTAACACATAAGGAGACCGCAGTCTTTGCAACAATATCGCGTGACCCACGGTGTATGGGACAAGTCGAACTCCCAACACCACTGGTGTTGGAGGTCCGCTCTCTGCGAGTATCTTTGCAAGTTCTGACACGATTACAGAGTGATCGCTGCGGTAGATCCGGTGATACCGGCGTATTTCACGCAAGGGAGACTGAGCATAGCCTTTCCAGACTGCGTAAACTTAAGGCTTCCACCTCCAATGTAGATCCAATCACCATTAATAGAGTCGCTTCCTGTAGGGGGAGTTCCCGCAGTGAATGCTGCTCCGATAGATATTGAATCTGCCAACGTGACGTTTACCCGTCCGTTGCCATTGGGAATTATTGCAGCAAGTTTAGCAGCAGTGGCATCAACTCCACTTGGAATAATGTTAAAAGTAGCAGACAAGCGATCCCCCGCACTTACATTGGCAACCACTTCGCCAGATGAATTTTTTACCTGTTCGGTGTCGCATTCATGCGTAATGTCCATGCTCTCAAGAGTCGCAATTCCAGCGACCAAAGGGAGAAGATTTGCGGAATCGTAGACTTTGATGGTAGCTTTAGTCCCGTAGACTAGACCTAGACCTTTTGATGTTGCCATGTTTGGGTTTTATTGTTCGTTTGCTGCTGCGAAAATTGTCATGGATCGCGAAAAAGTTCTAGCTCTTTCGCTGATGTCGTTGATCCCAAAGTCAACTGGAACCGCGAATTGCGCGTTAAAGCCTCCAGAAGGATCGGTGTCGAGCGCGTCTAACTCAGCAATGTTCCCGTCAACGTAGAGGTATTGCAGGAGATTCTCAAAGATTTGAACAACCGCTAGAGCTTGAGCCTCCGAGGTATCGTCTGCGGACAACTGGAGCGTAGCGGTAATGTCTATCTCGCAAGTGCGGTCTAGGGGATGAACCGGAACCGCAGTCGATGCGCGGACCACGATGCGCGGAAAGCTCGGCATCTGATCCTCTAAATCTGGATCTGCAAACGCACCGTGACCGTAGCTAGTGAGACAAGTTGGAGCCCCTAGAGGAGACGCTGACCAATCTTCAGCGGACAGCCAGTCAACAAGAGCGCGTTCTGTTCGTAGGGCTACAGCGTTCATGTGACGGTTATTCCTTTGGATTCAGACCCGTCAAAAGCGGCTTGCAGTGCTGCGGCAATGTGGTTTTCAAGCTCACGGGCTTCGTCGTTGTAGGCTTGTTGCATTGCTTTGGCGTAGATTCCTTCAACGGTTCCAACCTGATTGTCGGCCAGTCCAATGTTCATGCGGACATAACTCGATGGGTTGAATCCAGACTTGGCGTTGTACGCATAGGCGGAGGAGCCTTTGTGCATCGCAACATTCTCCTGCGGCAAACCGTATTGATTGGCGAGATTGATCAACGCTTGGTTTCCAGCCACTGACTTAACGCCAGCGGAACCTTTCTTTGCGCGTCGTGTTCCACCAAATTGTTGAAAGGATGGCGACAGCTTCTTGATGGCTTTGGTTACAGCGGACTTGAGGTATCCAACAGAACCAGCAGCGCGACGGCGTAAAGCTCCCGCAGCCTTTCGCATATCTGCACCGTAGAGACCGGGTTTTCCAGCCTTCGCGTTCTTTGCTTGAGCAATTAAGTGGACCACTCGCAACTGTCGGGATTTACCAACTCTCTTGCCGGTTTTTTTATCAAAGCGATCCGCTCCAACAGGTCTGTTGAAGTAGTCCAGAATCTTGTTACGAGCCGCTTGTGGAGACTTTGGAGGCAACAAGCAGTAGAGCCGCAGCATCAAGAAAAACGTGCGAGCGTTGACAGCATCGGCAAGAGACCGCTTAGTCTTGGGGAGGTATTCCTTCCACGCAGCATCAAACCTCGACGTATCAACTGTAACTGTTGGAGTCATTTGGTTTTAGAGCCAAGTTCAAGAGCATAGTAAGCTCCAGATCCGTCTCGCTTGGCAGACATAATCCGCATCTGGCGACCGTCGTAAGTGAGGAGCCTTCCAACCACCGGAATCATCTTCCCAAAAGTCAGAAGCAATCGGTCAGTGTTCTCTTGCAATAGCAAGCTCCCACTCTCTTGCAGGAGCCGGTCAGCGGTGGAGCCAACGTCACAAGACCAGACCGCAGCGTCAACCGTGACAAGCGTGGAGTCAGCCAGCCGCCAATCGGAGAACTTGACCAGCACTCGCGCTTGTACGTTGTCTTGGAATCCACCGGATATAACCGAGTTAGCGTCAGTAATCGCAGCGGGTAGACAGCGCACTAGCACTCCCTGCCACAAAAACGACGGGTTTCCCATCGCGCTCTGCAGCACAGACATCCCCAACTGGAGACTGGTTGCGATTAGATTCACGAAGTGAAGTAAGTACCACTAACAATGAGTCGGGAGGTTGCTTGAACATGACCAGCAAGACTAGACGCATCTCCATTTTCAAAGTGCGAAAGCTCGCAATAGCTAGTGCCATTGATAGCTCTAGCGATAACAGCGGTCTTGGCTTGATTGGTCCCGTTATCAAGCCAGACAGAAAACGCTGCTTCGTACAAAACCGGATCAGGAAGAGTCAATCGAAGGTTGCCGGTAG